CTGTTGCAGGTACTGCATTGACTACTGAAATGGCTGCTGATGCTTCTGTATTAGACTTCGCTGTTGGTGGTGCTTTATCTTCTGCTAACATCCTTGACAAATTAGAAGGTGCTTACGAAACAATGAGCGACGTAATGTTGGCTGCTGTTTACGGAGATGCTGACCGTGATTTCAAACCTGCTATCTTCTTGGGAACTGCTGCTATGCAACACTACCAAATCGCTATCGCTGGTCTATACACTACTACTCCACAAGGTGTTGTAGAAGGTGGTGTACCTAACTACTACGGTATGGAAGTTATTCACTTCCCATCAATGCCTGCTAACGAGTTTATGATTGCTGCTGCACAGAACATCGTAATGTTGACTGATGAGTACAATGACGTTCGTGCAATTGATATGAAGTACGAAGCTGAACTAAGCTCTGACAAGATTTGGGGACAGTTCAAGTTAGGTTTCTCTTACTTGAAAGGTGAAGAGATTGTCTACGCTAAGAACTTCGCATAATAATAACTAACGGAAGGGCCTTGCGCCCTTCCTTTAATACCCTATAAAAAATGGCTTGTACTGTAACTCTTGCTGATATTACTTACGGATGTGATGATTTAGGTATTGGTGGTATTGTAGAACTTCACGTGGCTTCACGTGCTGCTGCTCTTGCTGTCCTTACTAAAAATGATGACAATCGTCAGGTATCTGCTGCAAGTGGTGCTGCTTCTGATGTAGTTCAATTCTCTTTCAACTTGAAAGATGGATTTTCTTCTTTCTCTGAAGTCAAAACCGCTAACGCTGATGGAACTTTTTCTACTGTTCCAACTATTACTGCTGAATTCCCAAAGATGGATGAAGCTCGTATTAAAGATTTAAACGCAATGTCTAACGGCGCACCAGAATTGGTAGCTTTCGTTAAGACTGCTGCTGGAACATACCACATTTGTGGTTTAGATTTCGGTCTATATGTTTCTACTATTGACGGTAACTCTGGAACTGGACGTGGTGAGAAAAACCGTTTCCAATTAACCTTAACTGGTGAGGAAGCTGGATTGTCTTACGGAATCGTAGGTGCTGATGCTGCTGCCAAAGAAGCTATCTTCGCTGCTGCAACTGCTTAATAGTAATCTTGTAAATTAACACAAGGGGGTGAGGCGAAAACCTCGCCCCTTTTTATTTAGAAATATATGGCTTTCAACTGTTCTATTTTATTAAGCGATATTGACATCAACTGCAACAAACGAGTTACAGGTGGTATCAAGAAAGCTATACTATTATTACAAAAAGACATTACCATTACTTTTGACCCTACAGACGAGACTCAAGTTACTGCTGTAGATACACAGAATGAAGTTGTCTTTGAACACAACACGAAGGACGGCACTACGACCTTCACGGAAAACAAGAACACATCTAACGGATTAGGTGTTGTTACTACTGATATTACTATCCAAGCCCCTGTGGTAGATAATAAGGTCAATCAAATAGACCTTATGAGCCGCAGAGAGGACATTGTAGTGGTTCTACTGCACAATAACGACTCTGTTACTATATCGGGTTGGATGGACGGCTTAACGATGAACTACGAGGCTAATAGTGGTACGGGAGTATCAGACAAGTCTTTCGTAAATATCACACTAAACACCGAAAGCGGTATTGCTTCTTTAGTCCTTGATACCAAAGCACCGTTCTCAGACCAAACTATCTTTGATTAATGGCTTACCTATTCAATAACGGAACAGGTTATATGAAGGATGCTGTGCAAGTAGCATCTAATAGGAAGTCATATCTTTTTGTGAGTGGTGGTTATCAAGGTTCTACTACTGAAATAGGATACGATAACTTTGGTACTCGTGTATTAGATGATGGTGCTACCATAGAATCTTACGCTTGTGCTGCTAATAAGATAAATACATCTCCTATAGCTAATGTAGGCCGTCAGTTATTTGACGCTTACGATGCTCGTGTACAAGCCGCAAGTGGAGATACAGAAGCAAGAAATTGCACTATAACAGAATTATACAATTTAAAACAATAATAAAATGGCTTACGAAAATATCGTAAAGGAAGGAAACTTTTATCAAACAGCCACAGGTGACTACGGATTTAGAGTAGTTGAAGGCGGTGCTTCTACAAGTGATTCTTGCCGTGCTATTCAAGCATTAGAAGACAGTGTAGTAACAACTACCACACAAGCGGGTGACGCACTTACTTCAGTAACTCTTACAGAGGGTACAATTGTCTTTGGTAAGTTTGACAGTGTTTCTGTAGCAAGCGGTAAGGTATTAGCTTACAAAGCGATACTATAAATGGGTTTATTAAACAGCATATCTCTTATAGCAAGAAGGGCTGTTGGTAAGCTCCTTGCTGCCGTTAAGGATTTTGTCGTTAGGGTAGAGTCTGATGGCGGTATAGTAGAATCACCAAAGTGTGTGAATAAGGCTATCAAGAACTCGCCAGAGGCAGACTTGGGCAGACAGTTGTTTGACGCTTACAGTGTAAGGGTGGTTGCTGCGAGTGGTGCTACAGAGGCTCGTACTTGTACTATAAACGAATTAAATGAAATATTATGAGCAAGCTATTTGATGATAGCAGTTTAGCGATGATACCGAGTGCGGTAAAGGATGGGAGACTATATAGTATACGCCCTGTTCCAGAATATGGTAGTGAGGTTCTTTCACAACCTGTAGACATTGATACTGATTTTATCGCTAATTCAGGAGGTGTAATTATAGATGCTAATACATTCACAACGGCAGGTGGGTCAAATGATGGTATTATTAAATACAACTTGATTCAAGCAAACAAGCAGTATCGCCTTGAGATTCAAGGAACAACTACATCAAGTGGTTTCACTATTGGTAATGGTCAAGCAAGTGGTAATGAATACGGAACAGGATTTGGAGTGCATTATTTCACTTCGGCTTCTGCTAATTTATGGATTCGCCAAATCACGGCAGGTATTACCGACATAACTACATTCTCAATCAAAGAGGTAAGCAACATTGGAGACTTCACATTTAGTAGGGGTTCAAATCTTGCTGCTACAAGGGTAGATGTTAATGGTCTTATTGAGAAGGGTAGAGAGAATCTCTTGCTTCAATCAAATCAGTTTGATACTACTTGGGCATCAAATGGCCCTTCAGTAATAAGCGGACAAGAAGGATATGATGGTTCAAATAATGCGTGGTTGTTAAATAAATTATCAGCAGCAAATTTTCGCTATATATATCAAGATATATCTTCAAGCGGTGTTCAATCATTTAGTGTTTACGCAAAAGCGGGTTCCTTAAATACGGCAACATTATATGTAAACGCTGCCGTTAACTATTACATTAAATTCAACCTTGTTGATGGTTCGGTACTAGAGCAAAGTTCTACTGGTGTATTAATAAATACCAACGCAGAGAATGCGGGTAATGGTTGGTGGAGGCTTTCGGCTACGATTAACGATTCAATTACAAGGATTCGTATTTACCCCGACTTTGCAGTATCTAATACGGGAAACATCTACATCCAAGACGCTCAATTAGAGCAAGGCTTGGTTGCTACTGACTACATTGAGACAGGTGCTTCTACTGCACAAGCAGGTATATTAGAGGACTTACCTCGCCTTGACTATAGTGGTGGTGCTTCGTGTCCTTCTCTTTTACTTGAGCCACAAAGAAGTAATTTGTTGTCACAAAGTGAGTATGTAAATGGTTCGCCAGATGTATCTAACTCAACAATTACATCAAATGCCGCTACATCTCCCGAAGGATTAGTAAATGCAAGTAAAGTAGTTCCAAATACATCAAACATATTCCATTGGTTTGGTCAAGTTATAAACTCACAAACAAGCGGTAATTACACGCAGAGTATTTTTGCAAAGGCAGATACATATAATCATTTATTTATGGTTATTCGTACTGATTCGGGTTCAAAAAGATATGGTGTCAAATTTAACTTGTCTAATGGTACATTTGTAGATGACATAACATTTGGTTCACCAACGCAAACAAATTATTCTATTGAAGATTACGGCAACGGATGGTATCGTTGTAGCATTTCTGCTAACCATAGTAGTGGAGCAGTTATTGCCTTATTTGGGGCTTCATTAGGCGGTGCTTTATCCGATATAAATAATGGTTTTGCAGGAGATGGCACATCTGGAATCTATGTCTACGGAGCACAACTTGAAGCAGGAAGTTACCCTACAAGTTACATACCTACATATGGTTCTGCGGTTACGAGGATAGAAGAATTGGCTTATCAATCACCTCTTGCTACATTATCTAACAATTAT